CGCGAAACTTATTGGTAAGATCTCAGATCGAGCCAGTATGGGCGAAAACCTCGGGCAGATTAGTAAGTCTGTCCGTGGATTGATTGAGAACTTGAGCTTGGTGCTCCGTACGACTAGGGACCTACGTCGGGGGTGTCTTCCTCACGAGTGGGCTCAGTTGATGTCGGCGCCGCGTAAGCGGCTTCCGAAATCACTGGCCGGCAAGTGGTTAGAATATTCCTTCGATATCAGTCCCAACATCGACGACATCTACTCTTCTATCAATCTCCTTCAGAACCCTATCCCGTCGCCGGCTGTAAAAGGCCGAGGACAGGCTGAACACCACAGCGATCAAAAGACCGCTGCACCGTTCAGTCAGACATGGGTGAAGTATGGACGTGTAAAGGCCGAGTACGGATGTAGGGTTGCAATTTCGAACCCGAATCTATATCTGGCTAATGCACTGGGTCTGATCAACCCTGTACAGATCGCGTGGCAGCTTCTTCCGGGGAGTTTTCTGGTTGACTGGTTTTTGCCAGTCGAACAGTTCCTCGGATCGGCTACAGACTTCCTCGGTTTAGATATCGAGTCGTCTCACTCTACGATCTTTACCGTTGGCTCCAGCTCTTACTACTGGAATACCTACGGTTACACATCACTCTTCCGCTGGGCCGTGATGTCACGCACGACCGGGATTTCTCTCCCCAGTCTTGCTTTCAGGCCTATGAAGGTTGTTGGTTTGAAGAGGGCGGCCAATTTGGCGTCCTTAACAATCCAGGCTTTCGGTGGCAAACGCTGAGAAATCAGCAACTAGTTATGGGGTATACCCTTTGCTAGTGATCCTTTCAAGTTTGTGAAGGAATATCATGCCTGCAATGGCTTCGATTACCGTCAAGAAATTCGACGGTACCACGGACATCGTCTATGACGCTCTGTCCGCATCCGGGGGTGATGGCTCCCCCGCCGTGTGGCGCCAGGATACTGGTGCAGCCGCCGGACTGCCGATTGGCCTCCGCAATTGGTTCAAGCTGTTGTCGCAGTGGAATGGTCCGAAGACTGCCCGCCAACTGAAGTTCGAAATGAACTTTCCGTATGCGGTGCAGGATTCGACCACGACGCTGTACTCGGCAAAAGACCGTGTGGTGCTGAACGGCATCATGACCGTCCCGCAGGGCATCCCGGCTACTGCGATCAACGAAGCGTGCTACCAGGCGATGAACCTGATGGCCGCGACGTTGGTCAAGCAGTCGGAAGCTGCGGGCTACGCTCCGAGCTAAGCACGGTTCTTCCGTGCGCTCGGTCCTGTATTAATCCTTACTTAAAAGGGTTAGATCATGAAATCTGGTTTGCTGCCAAGTTATTTGGCGCGATCGGCCTCTCTCCTTTTCGAGGGCCTCAGAACTCCTAAAAGTTTGACCGCGGCAGTGATGCTGCGGGAAGGTGATTGGGATGGGCTTGCCAAGTTATCGGCGGACCCGCGTAGTTACACTTGCTCCGAATCCTACTTCCGCGATGCTGCTGCTGTTGCATTCCTTAAGAAGCTCCAAGAACTTCCGAACGGAACAGCGCAGCGCAGCTCTCTTGCGAAAGAGAAGTGGTGGGATGGTGAACGGGCTTGTTACCGCTCCAATGAGAGGCTTACCGTCTATACTCGATCAAATCGGAACTCTTCCGACCGAGTGGCGGGTGTTGAGGCGTTGTTCGCCTTAACACAAAAAATAATCCTTTCGTGGATTGGGCCCCAACCTCCGGACTTATTGTCCGGCCGGTTTGGGCCAGGTGCTACGTTTTCTGATCGCGGCGGGAAGACCACTGTACCCGACAAAATGTCTTCTGAACCGTCATTAACTCATGACGCTCTCTGGTTCCTTCCGCAGTGGTATGGGACTCAGTGGGGTGCCGCTTTGGCACAACGTCGTGGAAAGGTGTCATTTATCCGTGGGAACCGTTTTGCGACGGTTCCCAAGACGAGTTTGATCGATCGGGCTATTGCAGCCGAACCTTCAATTAACGTCTTCTACCAGCTGGCCCTTGGCGGGGTCATACGGTCGCGCTTGCGCAGCCGTGCTGGTTGGGATTTAGACAGGGCACAGGATATCCACAGGCAGGTCGCCTGTAGGAGCTCAGTGACCCGAGAGTTCGCCACTCTCGACCTTTCAAATGCAAGCGATACCGTATGCAAGACTCTTGTTGAGGTCTTGCTACCCCCACGTTGGCACGATCAATTAAATGACCTTAGGAGTAAGGCCACACTGATTGACGGCAAGTGGGTGCATCTCGAGAAGTTTTCGAGTATGGGTAACGGCTACACGTTCGAGCTAGAAACACTGATATTCGCAGCTTTATGCTGCGCCACTCTCCGTCTCAACGGAGCTAGGGGGCATCTCGGTGCCGATGTTTTTGTTTTTGGCGACGATATTATCATCCCGGGAGGGATGGTGAGATGCGTGAAGTCGGTTCTTGAGTACTGTGGTTTTTCGCTGAATGCGGAGAAATCCTATTTCGGTGATGAACCCTTTCGTGAGAGTTGTGGTGGGGATTACTTCAACGGGAAACCGGTGAGGCCCTTTTACTTAAAAGCTCTTCCGACTGGTCCTCAAGACTTTGTTGCACTTTCCAACGGACTAACCTCTCTGCGGGACTCGCTGCTAGAAAGCGGCTTTGTCCTCGATTTGAGAGCGTGGCTCTCGGTTCTGGACTGTCTCCCTACCACAGTTAAGCGTTGCCGCGGGCCTAAGGCCCTCGGCGACACTGTGATTTGGGATTCGCCAGAAACGTGGTCCACTCGTTGGAGGCACAGCATTAGGTACGTCCGCGGCATTGTTGCCACTCGACACAGGGTAGTGTCGTTTGACAATTTTGACGCACAGGTCGTACTAGCTTGCGCAACCTACGGTACGGGCAACCGTCAAGGGGGTGTTATTCCCCGAGATGGCGTCCTAGGCTATGGGTTGGCCTGGTTGGCTTTCAGTTGATGGTTTAACAGACCTCTGCTGATAGTTCCGGCAGTCTTGACAAGGCTGCCGCTTTTGGGGAAGAAAGGGGTTATTCCCTTTATTCCCGAGGGGGTGCTCAGCTTAGCA